ATACTTTGAGGGAAAATAATGCGAGGGGAACACCTGTTATCCATGAGCTTATGAGTTTTTTAACCCTACCCCCTTGATAGATAATGTCCCTGTTAATTTTCTACCCCAAGTCTATAGTTACCTTAAATTCCCCTGCTACTAGATGTTGGTGTTTGTCTGGAGCCTTGAATCCTGCTCTATCTAGTATGTCTTTACTAGCTTCAAGCTGTACATACTCTGACTTAGCCCCTGCAGACAGGGACATTAGCTTATTAACAGCCTTAGCTGAGGATATTCCTATGGTTTGTTGAATCTGTGCCATCATGTACTTTTGTACCTCTGGTTTATGTAGCATCTTGGAGGCACTAACCCTTGCAGAGTTTCCTTTATATCCTGCCACCTTACTTGCTTCCTTAATAGTACATCCTGTGGATACTAGGGTATCTACTAGTAGCTTTGCTCTAGGGTGAATATCCTGAGCTAATGCTGAGCTTTTCTTCATAAGCAAATAGTAATTTGATTATTGGTCTTGGTCAAGTGACACACTGTTGTAATCCTTTGTTGCGTGTCCCTTGACCGTGTTACCTCCGCTGTCGCTGCGGTGTAATATATATACTCTAAGACGCTGTTGTAGCATTAGTTTATCCACATTACAAAAGACTGCTCTTGTGTATGGCAATACTATTCTACTGCGTACATCCTTTATGCAATGTGGAAAAACTAAATGTATAGATACCTGTGCTTCTCTGTTCTGATGATTTGTTAATGCTCGGGGCGGTCATAGAGTATATATATTACTCTTGCTTTTAACTAACGTTTGTGGTTCTTGCCACAGGAGATAATTATGAAAAAAGGTAATCAAGCAACTGAGCTATACAATAAACTTAACGATGTCGCAGACACCATGTTCAAGCCGATACTTGAGCGTAAAGACGAGGGTATGGTTCTGAAGAATAACTCATCAAGAGACTACTTCATGAGAGCGATATCAGCTATTCTTGACTCTCAGATAGAGGGCAATCAGAGACTGGTAGAACGTGGTGGCGACATCGCACAAGATGCTCTAAACCAGCAGTCTACTGGTGTTTTCGAGGTGTTCAAAGATGTCATCATTATGATTGACTCTGCATACCCAGAGAAAAAACGTATGACACGTTCTGAGCAACGCTTACAAAAGTACAGAGCGTAACTAATGAGCTAGGGATTCTTCGGAGTCCCTAGTTTTTTTTATAAGCTCAAGCATTACAGTAAAGAGGTGCCTGAGCATCAACAATAGGAGATATAGCTATGGCTATTGATAAAACTATAAAAGTTCTGGAACAACTTGGTTACAAGTCAGAGCATTACAATAATAAAGATGGTGAATGGGAATTCACTGTCATAACATTAGGAGATAATAATGAAACTACTAACGAAACAACAACGCACTCAGATGATTAAGAATCATGAACAACAAGATGGAACTAAATCATTTGATTGTGTAGTTAAACTATTCAATCCAGTAGGATTAGGTACTTGGTATCTGTCTGAGTTAAATCCAGAAACTAATGTAGCTTACGGTTTATGTGTAATCACAGAAGCTGAGTATGGATACGTGGATCTTGATGAACTTTCTAGTACACCAGTAGGTATGGGACTTGGTATTGAAAGAGACATGATGTTTCCATCTGGTCTAAGTCTAAAAGAATGCTTGACCATTCAAATGAGACGAGATGGTTGCTGATGAAAATACATAGGATTGTCTATGTAAACTGGCGAGGTATAGCTATGAGATGCACACTTGAGCAAGTCAAGTCTATACCTCAGTCAGATATATACATAGATATACGAGCTGTTAGTTGGAGTATGACAGGCATTGAGACTTGTAGATGTATCGTGCATGAACAGTTACCAGATGTAATACAAACAGTAATACCAGCAAATGAAACAACATTATCATACATGAGTGTACCTTTGAATCATGTCAAACATTACTTCGGACATAAAAAAGTAATGAGAGGTGAGTGGTCAAAGATTATACTAGATAAGATTAATACAATTGCTAACTCTCACATACAGCAAATACAAATAGAATTCTAAACATGTCGTTTAGATATAACCGTGCCTATTACTTAGGGTTTGAGATGTGATAGGCACAAACCAAAAGAGGAACACAATGACACAAGAAATGACAACAATGTTATCTGAAGAAACATGGGAAGAACGTAGAGAACGTCAATCTAATGAGTTTCGTGACAAATATCTACCATCATTCTTTAAGACAATGAAAGAAAAAAAGATTGAATATTTCACTGTTGAATTCAATGGAGGTGGTGACGATGGATGCGTAGAAGATCCTGTTTATGTTAAAGATTCAGAGATACCAAGCTGGTCTGATACTAGAAAAGAAGTTGGTATAACAGATGACATGAGATGGGATAGCAAAGAATACAAAAAACTTGTTAAAAAAGCTGATGCTCTACATAGATTTTATTTAGATCCAGAGAACATCGGCAACACTTATGTTTATGTACAAATGCAATGGGATAATTCTCATAAACGATACAATATGAACGAATACATCAATGAGTTTGTATGTATGTATATGTCTGCTAAAAATATCGATTGGTATAACAATGAGGGTGGCTCAGGTACGTTTACATTTGTTGATGGTCAACTTCAAATTGAAGGTCAGACTTATTACAGAGAAGAAGATTCATTTGAGTTTGAAGAATTTGATAGTGAGGTAAAAAATGGCTAACTGTTACTATCATGCACTGTCATCAGTCAAGAAATGGGGAGGAGTTCCAGAGGATTACCAACCCATTCATGATTGGTTTGATGACAGTAAAAAACACATAGCTACTGTAACACACAGGGCTTTACGACATCACACTGAGGGTTGCTTTATGTGTGAACAAGTGTTCGGCACTACGATAACTAATAGTGATGGACGTAAAGTCCCAGTCAGGTTGATAGCCGAGAGGCATATCACTGAAGATTGTGGCTACATTCCAAAGGTATCTGATTGGCTTAGTGCTATTCATGTGCAATCTTGGATGACAAAAGGCTATCTTAAATAGTACAAAGGTAGTACAATAATAGAACATGTAGATAAGTGAAGATGAGTCATGTAAAGATGTGATCGCGATTAAGTGTTTTGACAACTCACTTATCTACTTTATTAACTTGGAGGAACAATAATGAGAAAGAGAGAGAAGATAAAGACCATGAGCTTGTATGATCTCATGGCAGCTGAAACTGTAACAAATCAATATATAGATTATGCATTTGGTTGTTACAAAGATGTTTTAAAAAACTTACCAAATGATTATAAACATTCATCAATGGTCAACGGTACTAGGTGTGATTTATCATACAATCAAGGACAACGTGATGCATTCTTACATATACAAAATGTATTGGATAACATAGGTCAAGACATTGAGTGTCTGATTGATGAACGTTTTGATGAAATGCGTGAGGAGTGTAATCGTGATGTCGATTGATAACTTCAGTAAGTTTCATAGAAACAATCCTATGGTGTTTGATATGGTACTTGCATATGCATACAAACAAAAAAATAAAGGTCGTAGTCACTACAGTATTGAAATCATATTGAATGTCATAAGATATCATGTGGATCTAGATACTGTAGGTGACCAATTCAAAATCAATAATAACTACAAGCCATTCTATTCAAGGATGGCTATGCAGTATATGCTTGATGATACATTCTTTGCAACACGTGGAAGTATTGCAGATGACTGGAACTTTCAAGAAGATATTGATTACTACAATCGTTGGCTAAACAGGAGGGACAATGAGTAAACTAAAACCAATGACAGAGGAGTGGGAGCCATCGGCTTCTACTCTTTTGAAGATGCAAACTAACTATCCAGGAGTGGACCTAGATTATGAACAAGAAAAATTTATCGACTATTACCTTAGCAATGGAACGACTAGAGCAGATTGGAACGCAAGTTTTAGAATGTGGATCAGACGTTGCGTTGAATACAAACAGTCCAATGAAAGCAAAGGGCATTCTGCAACAGGTTCCAGAGAGATTCAGAATCGAAGGAGTCGAATCTCTGGAGTTGCGCAGTCAAGAGATAGCGGACAAGCTGATAGCAAAATCAAACGACTTCGTATTAAACAAGGAGATTGATGAATCAGCAATGGCAATGATAGATGTCTTTGCTCAAACAATGCATAAAGCTACACACAAGGGTATCGCACTTACCCTTGAACGTGTGGCTAGTACGTTTCAAGTAAAGGTTCCAGATGAATATGGTTTGCATACTTACTTTGATATTCTTGAAGTATATCCACAGTTTGTCTTGGACTATGCAGCACACAATCTATTGTGTTCTTATTCATATCCAAGACTACCTTTACCTAAAGATTTTATTGAGATATGTAACCCATATTATGAAGTACATAAGAAGTGGTTGATAAAAACAATCAATCATTTCCACTCACTCAATAAATATAAGCTATCAAAAGTAGAACAAAAATAGTACAATACATACATAGGAGGAACTATGACAAATGTAATACCTTTTCCTACACAGGAAAAAACATATGACAGAAACAATTACATCGGTGGATCTGATGCTAATCGACTGTTGTATAGACTTGATAAACAAGACTGGGAAACTGTTGGCAATCAATGGGATACTTTGTATCTAGAAAAGATTGGGCAACAGGATCCAGAAGATTTATCAGATAACTTACGCGTACAGATTGGTATAGCTACAGAGCATATCAATATACAGTGGTTAGAACGTGAGCTTAATACTGAGATAACAAGAAATGTTATTGTTAAACCAGAGGGATTCATGGCATCTAACCTTGATGGTGTTACTAAGGACATTCAATTAGTAGAATGTAAGCACACATCAGAACGTAATCGCATGGAGTTAGTAGCACAAAACTACTACCCACAACTACAACACTACATGATGCATACCGATACAGATATGATTCATCTTGCAGTTATATTTGGTAATGCACGTTGGGAATCTACAATAATAACTAGCGATCCAACATATCAAATGCAATTGAAAAGTGTTGAAACAATTTTTTGGGATTGTGTTAATGAAAAGAAACTACCTAGCAATCATCTGGACAGTTTGTTTGGAGCTAAGGTAAAAGCACCTACTGATATCAAACTAAGTGGTATGCGTAGAGTAGACTTCTCAAACAACACAGTCTACAAGAAAGCAGTAAAACAATATCATGAAACAAAACCATACGTTAAGTTACATGATGAAGCAAAAGGCACCATCAAGGAGCTTGTTCCAGATGATGCATACGAAGTTACAGGCGGTGGCATTGTCATCAAACGTAGCAAAAATAATAGGTTAAGCATTAGGGAGGAACTAAATAATGAGTAACTATACACAAGACCTTATCAAAAAGTTTAAAGAACAATACAAACTTGATAGCAATGACTTCTGGGATTTAGCTAGAGGTGGCAAGTCTACATGGATTATAAAACATAATGCATTAGAAAAGATTGCAGCTCAAGAAAAGTACACATGGAAACTAGAAGTACTTAACTTTAGTCCAGATGTTGTAATCAAATGTATTGCTGAATCAAATGATAGAGTAGTCGAATCATTAGGTGAAAGCAGTAGCAAAAACACAATGAACTCATACCCATATGCAATGGCTGAGAAAAGAGCAGTAGATAGATGCATACTTAAACTACTCAATGCACATGCATATCTGTACTCTGAATCAGAAGCAGATGATTTCAAACAACCGACAACAAATAAAATGGAGGCAATAATTAAACATGGCAAATCTTAATCAAGTAACTGTCATCGGTAGACTGGGGGATTCCCCAGTCGCTGGTGATACACGTAATGGCAAACGATATATGAGACTATCTGTTGCTACTAATCAAGGTTATGGTGACAAAAAGAAAACTGTATGGTGGAATGTCATTGTCTGGAATAGTAATATTGTAGAGAACCTTGAATCTAAATTAACCAAAGGTATGCAAGTATATGTTCAAGGTTCACTAGAACAAGATGAATACGAGGGCAAATCTACATTTCAAATTGTCGTAGGATTTGGTGGTGAAATTCTTATGCTTGATAGTGTAAGAGAAAAGTCTGAGGGATCAGTTGACTCGACTCCCCATATTCCCTCAGACGATGACATACCATTCTAATGACTAGGCAACAAACAGAAGTGTTTAACTACATCAAAAGATATATCAATATCAGTGGCTATAGCCCAACCTACAAAGAGATAACTGAACATTGTAAGTTATCTAGTAGGTCACATGCCTGGAAAGTAGTTGATGCTTTGATTAAGAATGATCTTATTTCAAAGAGAAACAAAAAGATTTGTTTGGTAAATGAATAAGAAAAAAGAAATGCAGAGGATATATGAAAGCCAAAAGGAAGATGGCTGTATCCTCTGTAAAACACTAGAACAAAAACAAACAACACACACTGAAATACACCACCTAAGAAGCGGACAGGGCATCGCCCAAAGGGGGATACGTTGTGTGCCTTTATGCGTCAAGCATCATAGAACTCATGAGGGTTATCATGGTCTAGGACGAAAAGGGTTTGAAAGAACTTACAATATTTCAGAAGAAGAATTACTTCAGGAATGGGAAAACCAATCGG